AGGCGGCACTTGATGGTGCACCACCCGTAACCGTCCAGTTTGCACCAGTCAAAGTTTTAGCCACATACCCTCCGCCAGCGGCTTCGGTGTAGCTGGCAGCTGTATCCGTCTCGGCGGGTGTGACGTTAGTTGCAAAAAGTCTGTAGACCAGATTCTCCGGCGTAGCGACTTTATTGGTCAGATAAGACAAGGCGATCACTTCGCCTGTATTGGGGACGAGGATAGTCATTACACACCACCTTTCATGTAGCCAAGCGCAAGGGAAACGTCTTCATCCGGGCGGCGCGCTTCGGGAATCTCATCGTGCGTCGCTTGTTGCAGGTCTTCCACACGTGCCGAGAAGGTGGCAGGCACGGCTTTGTCGTGCTCGTCGAGCATCATTTTGTTGGTGCCGTCCGGCTTGGTCACGGTGACTTCTGCAATGCCGTCGAGCGAGCAGCCGGTGAGGATACCGACCACTCCATCCTTAACCACCCACATGTTTGGGCGCAGACCTGCGGTGTTGATGGCGATGGTGTTGAATGCTTCGCCTTTGCGGCGCGGGACGACAATTTTATTTTCTGGTTTCATTTGTGATTTTCCTTTATGTTGCGGTTGCAATTACCTGCGTCATTAAACCTTTATCATTCCGTTCTACTCGAAAAGTCCACGTTTTAACATCTTTTTTTGTTGAGCCATCGGCTTTTGGTTCAAGCCGAGCAAGTGCGTCAGCTATTGTCTTTGCCAGCATTGCATTCATCTGTTCGTTGGATGCTTTAATCTCAGCCATGCTCACTGATAAAACTTCACCAACCTCCTGCCCTACGCTCTTAGGAGTTTGATCTTTCAGCTTCTTGAATACCTGGCTCATCCGATGCACCTCTTAAGCGCTTCCAATTTTTCAACTTGTTTGTCGGCTGCATCCATCGCTTCGCGTGCACTGTATTGGCCTTCTCCGGTTTCTGGGTTGGGTATCTTGAGCGACTTGGGGATGTCCGCCGTCGATATGATGGCGGAAGTTTGGCGGGGTTCTGGCGGGATTTTGGCGGCTTCCGCTGGCTTTGCTTCTATTGCAGACGTGATTGCCGAGATTAACGCCTCTTCTGCGCTATCCATATCGCCACGGCCCTTGAGGCTATTGCTATAATCCAGTTCATCGCGGTAGGTATCAACGGCATTCTGTAGAGAATCTGGTGCGATATCCTCATCAATCAATCGCTGAACTTCATTGACTAAATTGCCAATGGTTGCAATCTCGCCAGAGCCCTCGTACTTTTCCAGCGCATCAGCGAGTGAGCCGCCCTGCTTCTCAGCTGCAGGAGGTGTGTACTTGGCGGCAGGCTTGGTCGTATCACCATCAGCCAGCCATGTCTTAAACTGATCAAGCGACATACTGGCAATAGCGCCCATGCGCTGCGCGCCCTTGCCATCAGAGAAGCCAGCCTTATAGGCCTTTACCGCCGCACCCAAGTGGGGGAACCCCAGCATAACCTTGTGCTCATCAAACTTTCCGGCCTTGATGTCCTGCTGGTCAATCACATAAACCTTATCGCTGGCATGATCCTCGCCGATATAAACATCGACGTGATCCCCGTCAGCGCCTTCGGTACGCTTGATGTAACCGTAAGTCGCAGGCATGGTGACGGACCACTTCTTGCCATCCGAATCGGTGCCGGAGCGCTCGCTACCTGCGGGGTTTTCAATGGTGATGTCGAGGCCGTTCCAGTCAATATGCCCTTTGGCATAGTTCCCGGCTTCTTTCTGTCCATCGGTGGGGTTGGTATTGACCTGCTTTTCAGCTTGTTTTAAGTCGGCGTGCTTCTCGACGGTGATGGGTGCGGCACTGTTGCCCTGATTAAACAAGTCGCCCATCGGCTTAACAGAATCCTTGCTGCTTTCGCCAAACTGGAAGTTATCAGGATTTTCTGCATAGGCTTTCTTGCGTGCGTCAAGATCAGCCTTGTCCTTTGCGCCTTGCGTTGCTTTGGCAGTTAATTCTTCTTTGTTCGCGGCTTCTTCCGCTGCCTTTGCGGCAGCTTCGCGCTTTAATACTTCGGCATTGGTATAGCTGGAAAGTACAGGTGCTACGCTGGCAGCTTCATCCGTTCCGTGATTAGATACTGCTTCTGCTGGGCTTTGGTCATTCCCTGCATTGCCTTTTCCCGTTCCAGTCCCTTCTGCTTGACGTACTGCTGTATCTCTTTCTCCTGTGCGGAGTCCAGCGGCCTTTCTGGCTTTCTTGTCTGCTTCGAGGCGGCTGTCTGCTTCCGCGTATGTTGATCCTGTTCCATAGCTGAACCCTACACCTTTCTTGGTTTGGATGTTGCCATCCTTGTCCTTGTACTCAAATCCTTTTTCAAACAGGATTTTTTGCGCCTGCTTCATTGCCCGGTCAATCTCTTCAACCGTATTGGCCTGGGCGATGAACTCATCGCCGCTTTGATGGTAGACCTTTACGCCGGGGTTATCAAGCACCGCCGCGCGCAATGCGTCAGCTTTGGCCTTGATCAGGCTATCGCCAGCCGCGTGCCCGAGCGTATCATTGACGGTTTTCATGCCGTCAATATCAGCAGATGCTGTTACTGCCATAGGGGCTGATTCGTCAAACGCGACTCTGTTTGGTAAGCCGGTCAAGTAGCTGGTGCGTTCACGCTCATGCGACCTACGTTCACGCTCATGAGCACGATCCAAATCAGCAATAAGCTGTTCGCGGCTCATCATGTTATAGCGCGTGCGCCGTTCTTGGGCTGACTCGTTACGGCGCTCTACCTGATTACTCTCTGCCTTCGGTACATCCTGCGCAAACATCCCCTGATTATCAAAGAATCCAGCAGGCATGGCTTTGGCGGCAGATGCGGCCGCACTTTCCATTAACTCTTTGGGGATGAACTGGGCAAACTTCTTGGTAGCATCATTCTCGGCCAGCAGGCCACGGACAAACTTGATCGCGTCCTTTACATCGTAATATCCCTTGCGGAAAGCGGCATCGAATAGGCGAACCAGTACAGGTAATAGTTTTTGAGTTTCTTCGGGGGTGAGGCGTTGCACACCGGCAACATCGCGCATGATTGCGCCAAGGTCGCCCAGTGCTTCATGGATATCGGCATCGGCCTTTGCCTTTGCCGCTTCATCTACGCTGGGACTTTGAGTGCTGCCTCCATCGCTTTCTGGACCCTTGCTCGCATTTTCGGGTTGTTGTCCAACCTCGTTAGCAGCTTGTTGATGGGGTCTTTCTGCTTCGGTGCCGGCTGTGGCTTCTTGGATTGCATGGCTTACCCTTTCCTGTTTGGTCGTCGGCGCAGTGTCAAACATGCTGCCGGTATGATTATCTTCACGTGCCAAGCTATCATAATACGATTGAATGAATGTCGCCATGCGTTTCTGGGAACGGATATTGTCATTCAGGAAGCGCAGGAATGAGGCCGATACCTCGGAGTGGTCCTGTCCAAACACATCCATCTGTGCTTGATGTTGCTCGACCGATATCCCTTCGGCCTTAACCTTGACCAGCTGCTCGACCGCGGAAAGCAGGTCAGCGACAATATCCTCGCTGGCTGGCTTGTGCCCATCAGCCATATCTGCCCGGACACCGGCAACGGTACTCGCGGCACGTACCAGCGCACCCATGACATTCTTTAGTTCCGGGTCAGCCGATTCAACGATACGCGATAGTACAGAGCTATTGCCATAGGCTTTATACAGCAGGGCGTTCTTGATACGGCGCACACCTTCCTGTGACAGCTGCCCATCCTTGTCAGTCAGCGAACCCATTTCAGCAGCAGTGTACCCAGCCAGTGCCCGGCGTACATTCGCCATATTATCGCCAGTCAGCGATACATCGCCCACATCATTTACTTCGATGTCACCGATACCCTGCATGCGGTCGCCGTCAATCTTGGCTTGCTCAAGCGCCGAGTATTGCAGGCTGCCGCCCGAGTTGGACGCGACAGCCAGGGCGCGAGTATCGAAAGGCTGGGTGATACGACGCACCAGAACGGGCTTCTTCATGGCTGCGATACTGTCAGGATCGATCCCTTTACTGGCAGCATCGGCCATTAACTTTGCGCGGTAATCTGTGGCAGAGCCTTGATCATAAGCACGACTGATACCTTCAAAACGGCCATTGCCGCCCACGATAGCGCCATCATGCGAGATTGTAGGAGAACCGAAATCCATTACCGGAGAATCGCGCAACAGGGTGTAATTCGGGTTATTGGCAATGCCCTGAACCTGGACATTGGCAGCAGCACGACTACGGTCACGCGGCTGATTCTTGCCCTCTTTCAGCGTGGCCTTGACTTGATCTGCATCGACAACCTGCCATTGTGCCGGCAAAGTAGTATTGTCAGGCAGCACAACCTCGGAAGGGTGTCCGGGTATGCCTACTGAATTGGCTTGCTGTGCTGTAGATAGTCCCGCATCAATGCCCGTTGTGCTACTATGTTCATTCGATTGCTCGGTAGCCAGCCCGCCACCCACAGCAGTATTTCCATTTCCGGCAGCTGCATCTGCTCGGCCAATTCCATTGACGGGTAAAAGTAAGTTGGTATTGGTTCCGGCTGCGCTGTTATTGGATTGCTCGTTCGTAGTACCTGGTTGAAGTTGAGCATTGTTTACCTCGGGTGTGCCTAAAAAGTCTGCGGCAGCTATATCGCCTGTGTTTTGTACTGGGGTGATGCCATTTTTTGCGGCGATGTTGGCTGCGCTGGATAGTGATCCGGGCTTTGCATCGGGATACAAGTCGGGGGCTTGCTCCGGGGTGCCCAGTATGTCGCTGGCTTGCATAGCACCTTGCGGTACATTTTCTGGGGTCGGGTTCTGAACCTTGTCGAATCCCATGGTAGCAACCATACCTTCGTGCCACTGCTTCGCGGCTTCCGCTCCGATATGCTGCTCCATTTCCTTGCGCACAAATTCTGCAGCCTTGGCGCGCTGTTCAATGGGTGCAGCTGGATCTTCCAGTAAATCACCTGCCAACTTTCTTACTTCGGCTTGTTGGCGATGGCCATGTATCGCACCGCCTCCCATCAGGAATGACATTGCTACCGCAGTCATCGCGCCTTGGTTGGCCTGATCAATTGGGCTTTCGTTTGATATTCCGTAACGATTCTCGACCGCCGTTTCACCGAAGCCTTGCCCATACTCTGTGCCAGCCTGGACAGCCATATTCTCAAGAAAATCTTTGCCAAACTTCGCAGCCCATCGTGGGCTGGTTGCAGCTGTCAGAGCTTCTTTGGTTCCAAGTTTTTGTGCAAATGCATGGCCAAGTCCAGACAGGAATTTACCGCCAGCGAAGTCCCCTAGCGTTTCACCAAGTCCTTCTATTCCACCTGTGAGTAATCCGGCTTTGAATGCTTGATCTTTTGGCAGTCCAGCAGCGACACCTTTTTCATAAGTATCTGTAAATTGTGATCCGCCAAACAATGCAACAATTCCAGCGGCTGTGGCAATTGGTGCCGCGACTGAGCTTGTCAGTAATGACGTTCCAGCTGCAGCCATAGCCGCACCAGATAAAGGTATTGCGCGTGCACCACTGGCAAAGGCATTGGTAATTACACCTTTGTTACGTGTGTTCGGTATGAAATCTGCCTTGTTACTTTCCCAGTAATTTGCGCCTTGTTTGAAGAAATCTTCGGCTGCACTACCATCGGGTGAGAATGCCTGCCCTGCTTTATTAACCGCTGCAGGCGCATCGATGGTTAAACCACCGTACCCTTGTTTTACTATTTCAGAAACAGCCTCAACCGGGCTTGATTCATATTTCTTTCTCGCCTCTATAGAATCAATCTTGCGTTGTTCTTCTTTTGGGTCAACACTACCAATGCGCCCCGAGTCTGTTGCCCACTTAACTTTGTTTGCGCGAGCGTAACCTTCCTGTTTGATCCTGTCAGCTTCGCGCTTCTGTGCGTCATCATAGACTTCTTTGGCAAACTTAATGCCATTACCCACTGCATCGATAGCACGCCCTGCTATTGTCGGCTTGGTATCACTATCAAACTTATTTCTGACAGCCTGCAAGTCCTCTGTTTTTGTACTGGGCATGACATTGGATACGAAGAAGTTATCGCGCATAACCTCGCGCGCATCACTGCCAGCAGCCTTGTATTCGGGCGTGGCTTTTACTTCGTCCCAGTTGCCTGCGCTTTTTGTTTCAAATTCAGACAAGTCCAATTCTGGAAGCTTGCCAGTTGGCGCGCCTCCAAACTCACTTAAATCTAGTTCGGGTAATTTTGCCATTATTTAATCTCAGTAATTTTTCCGCCAGCTATAGTTACGGTTTTCCCTTTCGCAGAGTATTGCCCATCAGCCTGCTTTGTTGGCGCACCAACCACCATCCCTCTAGGAATAGATAATTGACCTGGCTGAGGTGCAGGCGGTGTGGCTGTACCTGCTGACGCAGAATTAACCCTGTTTTTGTTAGCAAATTTTTGCCTTGTTTCTGCTTCATCACGTTCTTGAATCATTAAATTTACTGCGTGAGGCAACTTGTTTTCCTTCGTGACATATTGTTCAAGCTCTGCAGCTTCCCGTGTATAAGCTGCAACATCTTCAGGCTTGCCACTTACAATCTGTCCAAGCTCATTCTTCTTGATGTTGTTTTTTACTGCTAATGTTTTAAGTCCATTCTCAACCAGCTTACTTAACTCAGGCATTTTGTCTTTAGCTTCTTTGTTTTCTGATGCTGTCTTATGCGCATTCGCCGTGATCATAGCCGCTTCAGCTTTCATGCCTTCCTGACCATACTTGATCTGATTATCGAAGTTGATCATCGCAGACATATCATGGGCAGTATCGATCACTCGCTTCTCTCCATTTGGGAGAATGAAAGTCGCTATTTTTGTCGGCATTTCCTGCCCGTCAATCTTTACGGTTTTTTCAATTGGGGCACCTTCCAGCTTCCAGCCTCTATTTTTACCGACACTGTTAAAGGCTTTTTCTGCATCCTGATAATCACCTCGATGTAATAAGGCATAAGCATGGGTCAACCCTTCATCATCCATCTTCTTGCGCTGCGCGGTGAGTTCTATCAAGTCTTTACCAACGTCCTGGCCGTACTTGCTCTTGATTTGCAGATTGCGCATTTGGTAATTCAGCGCATCAGCCATGGTGGGTTGACGTTTTTCTGGTGGTGCCTCGGCTGGCTTTTCTTGCAATGGGATACCCATCTTTACAGCATTACTTATTGGGCTATTCGGCTTTGGTGCCGAGAATCCATCCGGCTGCTGCAATTGCGGGGAAGGCGCAGACGCGAAAGAAATTCCATTGGCAGCGGCTGGGTTTACGGCACTCTCTTGTGAATTATTGACCGCGCGCCGTGCTTCGTTTTCTTTTGCCATGCTGGCTTGGTTTTTTTCATACAAGGACATAGCTTCCGTATGATCTGCATCAATGTCCTGAGTAGGTTTATTGGCCGCCATTTCAGTTTCCATGGCTTTCTGCTTTGCCCTGCGCTCGTCTTCATCCTTATCCTGCTTTGCCTGCCGCTCATCATTGCGGTTTTCGCGCTGGATCGCGCTGGTGCGCTCATATCCACTGAGTAGCCCATTAAGAAATGCCGCTGCTTGTCCCATGTTTATGCTCCCCTTCCTGCCAACTGATCAACCTTCATGGACAGCTTATCAACCTGCTTCGACAAGCCCTTGATGGCGGACATGCTGATACCGATGGCCGAAATGATGTCGATTGCTTTACCGCCCGGTGCCGCATCATTGCCAAAGTTCTTGTGCATATCCTCGGCATAAGCTCCGGTATGACGGCCTTCATCAGCTACGCCTTTCTTGTACTTCCAGTTGCCGACTGGTGTATCTTTCAGCTTCTTCAGGGTTTCTGCATCATTGACTGGCTTCTTACCTTCCTTCAGCTTCTTGGAGGATTTAATAATACCGCCAATAATTCCACCAATTCCGCCAGCAACCCCGGCTTTGCCTTGTTGCGCGGCAGCATATCCTTGCATCTTGTTTGCATAGTCCTGATTTAGAATATCTGCGCCAGTTTTATTTCCTGAAGCATCCGCGTTAAATCCAACATTCATCACCCCAGTATTCTTGAGTGAGTTATCGAAGCCGACATTGTTTACGCCTACTGCAGAATTGCCGGTTTGTACGGCCTGATTGCCTAGTGCCATGGATTGATTTGCTACGCCCTGACCAAAGTTGGCCACATTGGAACGCATGGCAATGCCTTTGTCTTTCACAACATCGCGGGCATTATTCATGGCCCCCGCTTCTCCTGCGGCCTGTGCCATTGCATTGGTATTCATTGAATCAATCGACGCACCAGAGTTGGGATTAATGCCCATACTGGCCATTTGCCTTGCTTTTTGATCTTGTGTATTGGCAAAACTATTCTTGACCTGCGCACCAGCTTCCGCCGCCGCTTTCTCTTGATTCGCAGCAGAGTCGATATTCATCGCATCGTTGACCATGCGATCCTGCACGGGCTGATACTGCGTCTTGAATCTGTCCCACTCGCTGTTTGAGCGGTCTTGATAGTCCTTGCTCATGCCAACCTGAGAATCAACTATGCCCTGATTGGTCTTGTCTATTCCAGCAAGGCGCGCTTTATTTGCGTCATACTCGCCTTTGTTGAAGCCGAATTGCTCTTTGCCGATTTGACCGGCACGATCTGCTGCAAGCTTGATCCCTGGGTCGCTTTCTGGCGGTGCGTCCGTGCCAAACCATGCGTCTGCACGACCAGCAATCCCGCCAATAGTATTATCTAAAACATTACCCATATCGCCCTTCCTTCTCGCCATAACAGGCGTAAAAAAGCCAGTGTTCTGTTAATACTTCTACCAGAATCACCGGCTAAATCAACCCTGTAAATGGGTTAATAATTCATTAATTTTGTTGATGATGTCAGCGTTTGTTGCAGTGCTTTGCAACAGTTCAATCTTGATGTTATTTCCGCGCATTCCGCGCACCTCTTCGATGTTTTCCTTGAGCGCATCAACGACCTTGCGTATTTCAGCAGGTATGCCACCAGTTGAGGGTATCTGCCTCATGTAGACCTCAATTCAGTAGCAGTCTCTGCAATGGTCGCGCTATACACAGGGACATTTCCAGATAGCCTGAATTCCCATCTGTTCGCCTTGAACCCGCTCGGCAAGGGAAATGACTTGTTACTGTCAATGGTCTTGGTAAATTTTTCTACACCATTGGCATAAGCAATAAAGCGTAAGAATTGGATACTGTATTCAGCAACCGAACCTCCAACAAGTACGCTACCATCCAGCATGTACTCATCCAGCATGTTGTGGTCAAATTCACCATAGGTAAGTCCTGCCGCCAATACGGCTTCATTGAATGCCTTGTCGGCGGCTATTGCAGCATTAATTTCTGCCACACCGTCTAGCATCGCATCTATCTTGACATAACCAAAATTGATCGGGCGACCCTGATAAAACACCTTGGATTTCCAGTCAAAGGTTAAATCATTGTAGGGGTGTGCATCCCATTGGTAGATTGCGCCATCCTTAACGACATACATGCTATTTGTTTCTGGATCAACAAAGCTTGCAGTAACAGGCAGCGAGGTTGAGGAAAATGCGCCAGTCTGCATGTTAAATGTAAAACCAGTATGTAACTCTGCATTGACATCATGCCAGCCAAATACCATGCCGTTGTGAAAATTACAGCGTAATGTTGCTGGTTTTAGCAGTGCCCATTCGTCGCGGGTGTAATTATTTTTGGTTGAAATATCTACCCCACCAACCCCAATAAACACCATGCCGTTGGGTGACGAATAAAGCACGCCAGAACCAATGTCAACCATGCTGTTTTTTGAGGTACATGGTTCCGATACCTCTGTTTTTTCCATCGACATGCTGCCAGGGTGAGCGCCATTGATTACATAGGGCACGCCTTTTGTACCAGCAACAATACTCGAACCGAACGCGCCCAATGCAACCACATCAAAGTTGCATGACAGACGGTACTTATCCGGCCAAGCATGCGGATACCACGGCTCTGAAAAGAAAATCTCATTTCCTGCAAAGGCTGCGTTAAATCCATTCGGCAGAGGGATCATGCCCTTTATATTTGTCGGCGGCATACTCCAGCCGACTGAAGGGATTTCTTCACCCAGCGCAGTATCTGCCAGTGTATCGTTATATGTTGTAGTGGCGACATCCATCTCAGCCACAAAATAATACTTGCCGCTCAGTGTTCGGTAAATTCTCCGCTTCATGCCGGTGATATTGTGTGGGGCCGCGCGCGTCCATGTGCCGCCGCTAGTGTAGGATTGTGCAGAGGTAAGCGCAACCTTGAAATGTGTTGCATCGGTGACCTCAGTAATGATTCTGCTGCCATTCAGGTCAGTTAATCCAACCACGCCGGATATTGTGAGTTCTTCACCCACGCGCAAATACTTGGTTGATGGGGTCGTGATGGTCGCAATCCCACTGGCTATCGTGACTGCTGAGATTGAAGAGGTATTGATCGGTGCAGCATTAAGCGCTGTCAGCGCCCATGTTGTTGTATCTATCTTGCCGGTGACCAGCATGACAGGACTAGGGGAACCCTCTTCACCATATGCTGTAACAAAGGTTTCTACATAGGCACGGGTAGCCGCTGCACCTGTGCCCCCAGACGGGGTGACTGTTGGCGCGACCAATGGCGCAGGGACACCCAACACAAAACAGGCAGCAGGCATAACACCGCTTCCGGCATTGTTGGTTGCCTTGATAAAGTCAGACATGCGCGGCTCATTCTCGCCAGTCCAGTAAATGCGCTGCAAGGTATCACCTGCAATCTGCCCGCGCACGCAATTAACATCGGTCACCCAGCTTAACCAGTAGTCATATTGTCCATTGGTCATACGGAAGATAGTCTTGATGTAACTACCAGTTTTTAGCAGGTTTGTCGCCAGCTTCAGCTTGTCAGAGAATGCGCGGATACCACCTGATAATAGACGGCAGTTATCAGAGATTTGCCCGACACCTTCCGGCAGCATGCGATTTTCAATTTTTGGCGCAATGCCTGAGAATGTACTTAGCTTGATCGCGGACATATTTTCCCTGGTTACTTTACGATTTTATTGCGGCAAGTTGGTGTATCTATTTTTGGCGGATCATATGCCCATATTTTGCGCTCGAATGAATCTACAGCATGATCTCCCACAGTATGCTTAATATCGTAGGGTAACCACTGCATATTCCAAACTGCATGAATACCACCACAAGCTCTTGGGACGGTATGATTGATTGCCCATCCTACACAGCCATCACGATACTTAATTGAACCCGTAGACGGGCATGGATGAAGTTTTACGAAGGCGTTATAAACTGCAACCGGACGCAGATAATCTCCAGCAGAATTACGCATCGGCTGTACTTCATATCTGCAATCCTCATAGATAGAACATTCAACAGCATGTGCTGGACCACAGGAAACAAAAAGCGATGCAACGATTGTCCACATGATTACTGCTATATCTGTTTTGTCGATTTTCATTTGATGTGCTTTCCAGAAGGGTCAATGTCATCAAGCAGTACAGCTCCCGCCCATGTGGCGAATGGTTTTCTTACGTGCATCGAATACCACTGGTCTGCGTTATAAAGGGGCATCCAGATTTTAAATACATCGAATGCGGGTTTTTCGTTGTAGTGTCTGGACAGGAATGCGGTAGTCAGGAATTCACCTCTCCACCATCTTGGAACATCAAGCAATGGAATCGAAAGTAGTACTGCAAGCAGAGCGTCCATAATCAGCCCAATCAGCAAATTAAACCATGCCAGATACCACATTGTTTTATTGCGCTTCACATCAAGCAGCCCTGACTCTTTCATTTCCTGAAGGCGCATGATTGCGGTAAACCATACCCATGTAAAATTCAACACCAGCAAGGTGAATACGATGTAGTGAAGATAGTAATCTTTTGCCAGCGCAAGTATCTGATCGAGAATTAGCGAATTTAAAAGTTGGTCTACCATGTCACTGCCTCCACTTGTTGAACGGTTAATGCTGCTCGGATTGCTGCTTTCTTGGTTTGCTTGATTACGAACAATGGCTGACCCCGCAACAGGATGCTACCGGCGAGTCCTTGCAGTTGCGTGAAGGTCATAGTGACTGGCAGGTTATTGGTATCGTACCAAACGAACCCTGCGGGGAGCGCCCCACTGGAAGCAGTTAGCACGGCAGCGATTAACGACTGGCTTTCCGCATCAGCCTGGAATGTTGTTGCCATGTAGGATATGGGTGCGGAGTTGGCTGCTATGTAAGCTGCCTCAATAATTGCAAGCCGTTCAGTCTGAGCTTGTGCCAGCGGCTTAACGTAAGGGGTTATTGCGCCCAGAGTTCCAGCGATTGCCTGTGCATATAGATCGCGCCCAAGCGGTTCGCTATCAGTAGGTGATGCTGAGAATGGAGCCCATCCGTAGTCAGGGTGCTCAATCTCCATGTCGATACAATTTGATTCTGTATTTTTTAAATTTCTAATTCGCATAATTTATACCTTTAAGATATTCTTTGGAAGACACCAAATGTGTTGTAGCCTACAGTTTGCGTGCTAATACTTCTCCATGTACCCGATATCAATACAGTTCCGCTCGCATCTTGCAGAAGGCTCGCAGCCACAGCCTGCCCCGCACTAATCTGAGTCCCATAGTACGCCGCTGCTACATTTGCCCATATCATCATGCCAACACCTTCTACACCAATATCGTTATCAACGAAATAGTTTTGCGTATACGCTTGCGCCGACGAATTTGCAGCGTTCGCCTTTGTGGTTGCGTCTGCGGCGGCATTTGATTGCGCGGCATTTGCCTTTGAAGTTGCATCGGCAGAAGCTGCCGATTGTGCATTGTTGGCTTTCGTCGTTGCATCACTTGAAGCAGTTGATATGGCTCCAGAAATATCAGTATTATCAGCTATTGTCCCGTCTCGATTCTGAAACGTGTAGGTTCGCGCCGCTGTATTCGAATTTGTGAAAAAGCTGGTGAATGTATTCGCTGCGTTCTTAAAGTTGATCTTGAACAGTGTCATCCCAACAAAGCCGCCTGTTGTATCTTTCCATGTCGTGACCAGTGTCGCCTTGATATTCGCCCAAGTAAATCTCTTTAATCCGAATGTCGCGGCACTATCTGCCCCTGCAAACTCATCGGCATCTACCGGAGTCTCCTTGCTTGTTGCAATATGCATTTCTGCAATTGCATCCGTCCCGGCCCGCTCTTTCTGGGTAAGAATATCCATCGTACTCTTGCCGATACGACATTCAATCCGGTCACCGGCAAGGTGAGTAGCGCCTATAGTACCGTCCTGACCACGGGTAATTGTCAGCGTATCTCCTGATACTGCCGTGGCATAAACAATCTCAGAGACATTTAGAGTTGCATCAAGAAATACAATACGAACCTTGTCACCGGCACCGATAGTGCCAAATCTGGCACCGTGCCCGGTAGTTAATGGCAAGTTTGTTTGCGAGTTATTGATACCTGATGCCAGAGTCGCCCAAACTCGATTTAAGAATAATTCCATCGCTGATTTCCTTTAAATTGGAGAAGGTGCCGTGACCATTTCAGGCAGTTTGTATGTTCCACTAGACTTAACGGATGCAGCAACAATGCCCTGTTCGAACTTGTTTCCGTAGTACGAAACCAGTTCAGGGCTTGACCATGGCTTACCTGGCATCGCGCATAGATGTGATTTCGCGCCTGCTGCAAGCTCCATGAAATACTTATCCATGATCCACTGTTCCATGCCAGTTGCTGCGCGTGTTGGCTTTTGAATTACCTTCAGCACAATAACTGCAGTAATTGCATCCAATGGATAGGGAGCAAGGATGATCTGGTCAGGTCTTTCAACCGTGTAGTATTTTGGAATTCCTGATTGTGCAGTCCACGGTGTACCTGCAATGTAGGTTGTACCTGGATCTGACAAGAGGTCTTCCAGTTGTGCGAATGTCTTGGGGAAAATCTCAAGCCCGTTATACCAAGCCTGTAACACTCCGATAATTTCCGTATTGGCTTCAGGTATTGGAGTATAGGTTGCCTGATTTGCAACAGAGTTAATCGACGCTGCGGTCGCCGTCCAAATCATCGAACGCTCGCATAATTCAATAGCCGCGTTACGGATTGCATTAAGAGCAAGCGGTTGAGGCACGCTGGCAAGCTCTGACAGCACCTCATCAAACAGGGTATTGAATAGCTTGGTTGTCATACCTGTCCTTTGAATAGCTGGTAGAACATTGTCGCGCGCTGTTCGATAATACTTTCATCATTTCGTGATTCCGCCCGTGCCGTGATGTAATCAGCCACTGCCGGTGCGATGATGTCATCCACAGGGAAACTGCTTCCAAGTGCCAGTGCTGATATATCCGGCAGTGCCAGATATTGCCCAAAGAATAGATCAGGCCGCTTTGATAGCACCATTTGCAAGCCTTGCTTTGCGAAGGTCAGGCCCATAGCATCGGTCATGCGTGCTTTGTCATCATCGTTCAGCGGAATACGCCCCATGTCTACGACAGCTTGCAGGGTATAGCTCATAATTATCTACCGCGAGACTGGATGTAACCCAGAATGGCAGAGCGCATATTCTCCTCGCTCATCTTGTGGTGCATCTTTTCGCCGTAGTGCTGCTGGGCGAAGGTAGTCAGTTCCTGCTTATTCATGCCTTCGAGGTTCGGTAATGGTATTGGTAGCTTGTCAGGCTTTGTATTCGCTGTTGCGGCCGGTTCACCTTTAATAGCCTTGGCCTCTTTGTAAACATCGGCATGAACCAACATCTTTGCGGCAATCGTCTCATCCACGTTATGCACTTCATCCGGCGCGAAACGCAGCCCGGTGCCGTACAGGTTATCCTCGTGAACTTCTCGCGTGCCAATATATTTAATTCCGATCATGGGAATTCTCCAAATAAGAAAAGCAGGCCGAAGCCTGCTTATACTTCTACATCAATTGTGCTTACTTCGCACCCAACATTTCACCTTCAACTTTGCCGTACACAGTTCCTGTACCAACACCGCCGACAGTAGGCACAACTTCCAGATACGCATCTTTCTCCAAAACCAAAGGAGGGAAAATTTCATAAGTAGTTGTTGCAGCTGCTTGCCAGGTTGTCGCAGCCGAAGCCACCGCAGTTGACTGAGCAAGAGTTGAGCCATCTACATACGAAAAGCCAATATTGACAGCCAAGTTTGCACCAGAGTCCAGGTCAGGGTTTTTAATTACAACGCGGTCAACCCTCGTACCTGCTGCAATTTTGCAGAGACGAAGCTTGTCGGTTGTAGCCAGGTTTGCTGCAACAACTCCACTGTCACTGTATACAACGCGGTTACCATCATCGCTTGAATACAGTGGGGCAGTAGATTGTGGCTGATAAATTGCGTTTGCCATTTTACTTCTCCTTAAAAATGTTAAGAATTAGGCTGAAATAAATCAACCTAATCAATACCTTATAATTTTACAGCTGAGTCGATAGCGAATACGCCGTGGTCTGTTGGTTCCAGATTGCCAGCACCATCATCGAAGTTGAAGCGCAGCTTGGCCATACCGCCCATCGCTTCGCCCGCTACTTCCATGTTTCGATCAAAGTTGTACATATTCTCCAACCAGCTAAAGCCAGTCTCGGAACTTTGATTGCGACCGAACACGGAAGCCAGTGCCTGAGCACCCAACAGCAAAGAACGCTCAACCGCATAACCGGCAGACAGAGAACCGTTTACAGCCTGGACAGATTCAGTCCCGGTGTAGCGGTTAGCTGCGGTGATGATGTTGGTGTTCTCACTGATTGCCATGCGGATTGCGAACTTTGGCAGCTTGCGGATCAAGATACCGTTCCACATGATAGGCTCACCGGAGAACAGCGGATGTTTCGTGCCGTAGCTCTTGCGTGCCCATGCTGTTTGCACAGCGGTCTGATAAGAGGAACTGGTCTTGATTTGTGACCACTGACGCTCGGACAAGAACAACACGCCTTTGATGGGATCATCATCAGCCGCAGGATCGTCACCCAGTTTCACAGGCTGCAAGCCCATATTATGATCAGACAGACGAACCGCCAAATCATCAACGTGCGCCAGCGTCCATAAGTCGGTCGATACGATAGAGCCGAGTTGCAGACCGCCCTCAGTGAAAGACGTGCCGTTTACAACCAAGTGACGGTTGTATGACGGAGCTTTGACCGGGTTGATCATAATATCGGCAAAATCTGCATCAGCTGCGAGTGGCACAATCCAGTCCTTACCAGTCTGAGAACCGCGACCGCCAGCCAAGTGAACCATAGCTTGCTGCGAGTTCAGGCGTGGGAAGTAACCGGCCAATTGCGCCATGGCGAGGCCGCGCAGACTATGCACGGTACGCTGTTGCGACATTTTGCCGCCAACGTCCACAACGTAAGTCGTGTTGTTGATGGTGATGTCCTGGCTGGAACTGGACAACTTCTGTCCACGGCCTTCGGCATTACGGTCGCCCATTAAAGGCTTACCGTTGTTGGTGTCGAAAGCATCTACTGAAACGGTGTCACCGGCTGACTTGGATAAGTCAGTTACGCGGACAACCGGCATATCAGGCACGGTTTGACCTTTAAGCTTGGCCTCTGCGTCTGACTGTTTGGGTGCATCACCCGTAAGGGCTTTAATAAAGCTTGAGGCAACGACTACTTTTGCAAATAGTGCCGCACCAAACACTTTCCGCGATAGCGGACTTCCTGCTGGTACTGTGGTCTGAGCCATGATTCTTTCTCCTTAAACGAAAAAACCGCCAGAAGGCGGTCGATTAATGGTTAATTTGCTGTGCTACCCTAGCGATGCAAGAAGCTTGTCGATACCACCTGGATCATTCATAAAGCGATTGGCCAAGGCCGCACCGCTCATATCTTCCAGATTCTCGGATTCGCTCTTACCGGCCAATACTCCGCCCGGAACATCGCTTAATGTTTGAAATGGCTTGCTACTTGATGGTGTTTCATCCTTGATTTCAGGTTTGGCTACACCAGTACCGGCAATACGATGCTTTGCTTTTACCAGCGCGTGTGCTTCTTTCAGGAACCAGTCAAAGTCTTTATCAGCATTGTCTGTATCGGATGCTAATGCCTTGACATAGACATTCAAGTCACGATTCTTAGCTTCGTCACCTTTATAGTCCACGCCGTCCGGCTTGGCATCTATGAACTTACCGACTGTACTTTCCCAGCTTGCCGTGGCATTTGCTGCTTTGTCCGCCTCGGCCTGTACCTTCATCCTCTCGGAAATCTTGGACAATATTGATTCTTCGACAAGCGCTTCGCGTACTGCGGTCGTCTCTCTCAGCTTATGTTGGTATTCATCCCAAGTAAGATCACCATCCTGAAAGGATCTGCCAATCGCAATAAGGTCATTGCTTATGGACTCCATCTTTTGCGCATGATCCTCTGGAAGTTCAGCTTTAAAGGTATTGCGCTCGGAGAGTTTTTTAATCTCTTCCTGCGCTGCCGCAAGTTCCGCTTCGGTTTTCTGTACCTTGGTGCGTAATGCAGCAAAGTTCATTTCCTTGTCAGACTTCTTGGATACCTCTCCTTCGGGCTGGCCGGACGCTGCCTGTTCTACATCCTTTTTGCCTTCTGTTGCGCTTGCATCAATATCCTCACTGGCTTTGGTATCATCCTCAAGCATTGGGTCGGTTTCATCTCCCGCACCCTCATCCTCGTTGATTTTTTTCAATGCCATTTCTGTGATTTGCTCGATACTTGCGCCTGCCAACTCTTCCTGATTCGCTACTGCCATTTCAACCTCCATTTTCTCGTTACGCTGAGATGCGACATGACCCATAAAATATGGGCATAAAAAAACCACCTTTCGGTGGCATGCTTAATTGCTAACGGCAATCACTCGGAAATTTTGTATTACTGCTGCATCACGCTATCTGAGCGTGCTGTCTCCATTCCATTCATCGCACCTGCTGCCAGCTGTGGATGTTCGGGAGCCATTCCACCATTTCCCTGCATGGCTGGCATCCCTTCCTGCGGCATAATTCCGGGTTGAGCCTGCGGGATCTGCGGATTTTCTCCACCTTCAGCGGCTTTATATCCGGCACCCTTCAATATCTCATCAGCCACGCCAGCGACTTGCGGCACGCTGGCCACAACCTGACCGGCCTGCAGTGCCACAAAAATAGCCTCAACCATCTTCATCAGCTTATCGGCATCTGTTTTCTGGGTGACGGAATCAGTCTGTGCGACCTTGGCCTTGATCAGCGCTGTTTCTGCAGCCTGTTTCTCCATCAATGCGGCTTCAACAGCTTGCTGTTTCTGCGCGGCCTGATCTGACTGCTGTTGCTCCTCTTCCGGTGTCATATCCGGTGCAATACCGGCAACCTTGCGCAGACGTTCAACAACCTTGTCTTTCTGCGGCGCATCGGTCATTCCGATAACCATATCAATAATCGCCGCTTGGAACTGCGGCGGTAGCGACTTGGTAAGTTCGGTCATTAAGGTTAACTGCTGGGCACGGAAGGCAGGCGTACTTGGCACATCTTCCAGCACCACTTTTGTCGGGACGCTGGCTACATTGTTTGCAATCTTCCCATCTGGCATGCGCTGGTTCAGGGTAATCAGCTGCTTTTTACCTTCCTTCTTGATCAACACTTGAATTTCATCGTGCATCAAGTCCTCGCGCACCAATGAGAATAGCAGTTCTCCAACCTGTCTACGAGCATACTGATAGTTATCATTGACCTCAGCGGTAGCAGTGTTACCTTGGTCTATCAAAGTATTCAATCCAACACCAGAAGTCACGCCGGAATTCTGGGCTTGGCCCGCACCGTATACACCTCCAGCGGTATTAATATCGGATGCAGCCTGCATGCGGCGTTGAAACTGTTCAGACGTTAGTCCGTTATCGTTATCTTCAATGAAGCGTGCTTGAGGCTTGCTCGGATCCAGCAATACAATCGAATCTGCGCGGGCAAGGTTTTCGCGCACGTTCTGCCATGTGTTATATCGCTGATCGATCGCATCAGAATCAGCGCGCAGCCTGCGTGAATTCAGCATCCAGTGCATCTTTGAGTCTGAGCTATTAATCACATCCTGCGGTGACATCATTGAACGTATCAGACCATAGGGCACGCCGTTCAAGTCTTCCCGGTAACCCCAAAATGGCACATAAGGGAAGTGCCGATGTGCATACGGTGTAATCATGTCGTATAAACGGTGACAGCCCATGTAAATAGCCTGTCGAGTCTCTGCATAAGTGGCTTCAAACGGCTTGATAAAACCAGCCTGCACTGCCTGAATGTGCCGCTGATCCTCTTTTTTGAATGGAATAACCTTGCCATTTGGCAGCTTCAACACCATGCCGCGCCGCCATACCCGATACCAAACTTCAAACAATGTCGCACGTCTGCGATCAGCATTGCGCCATTCCAGCGCATCAATGTTGGTAATTCGCTCAAGATGCGCAGCATAGGCCAGCTGGGTATCAATGTTCTGCTTGGTGTCCCACTGCCATGTCCTGAATTTATCCTCAATCGCCCATTTAAGCAGGTCAGCATGCTCAGGCATCATCGCCATCAGTACGTCCTGATCAAAAGCGCGCTTGCGGATTAGATAGCGCGCATCAGACAAGTCAGGATTTTTTGCGCGCCAATCCCACCATATTTCATCACGGTGCACGGATGACACACGGTACGGATACGCCATGATGTCAGAGGCTCTTGATACCTCAACCCAGCCTATCCCGCTTTTAACTTGCGACGCATACCCATCAGAGATAGCACGATCAGCACGCGATTCACGCTCGGCCTCATTAAGCTTGGCGTTCATCGCATCCATCATTTCTTCAGGGACTTCCTGGACTTCATTCTCCTGGGTCACGCGCCAATCAGTGCGGGTGCGAGCTTCCATTCCCAGCATGGTATTGATTGCCGGTGCGACCAAATTCGTAATCAGGGGTGGAATACCCAACTGATCCATACGCGCAAGCCTCTCTTGAGTCAGTTGGTGACCATCGTAATAATCAACAGCCTTGCTTGCTTCTTCGCGCCACTTGGGCTGCCAACGAATATCAGATAGCATTTCCTCCAGCTTTTGCAGGCTCAGTCCGTCCTTGGGTGCATATACTGAGTCTATTTCAGCATTAGAACCAATCTGATCTTGCACCATAGTCCAATCCTTTATCTGCTTTACGTCCAATTAACCCGGAGTCCTTAGCCTGGGCCCACTGCCTAAAAGCATCAGCACCCTCACTATTCCCATCATTCTTTTCTGGGGTTGACTCATTAAATCTTCCCTGTCTTGAGTCCCATTTCTTTTTGTAGTTATTGAGCCTTCTTATCCCGAGCTCACAACCATCTTGATCAAACCATGCAGAAGGAAAATGCGCTCTGGTGAGCTGAATTCCTGCGCCAAGATCACTAATACGCGGTACTCGTACAATATTCTTCAGCCCAAGCGTCTCAAGCTGCTCTATCACAGACTTATTTGTATCGCTTAATGGCTTATTACCTGCGTCATGCGGCAAAAAGTGTTTACCAAACAAATAACCCGTGTCTTGTAGTATTTTCATATAGTCCTTGAGCGTCAGGCCGTGGCCTTCAGCATATTTCAAGAATCTATCCTCAAGCCCAACTTGCTGCATAAACCAAATACCACAACCATCAGAATTACCAATGTCCCAGAATGTATCTACTGGGGCTTGCGTCTCTGGTATCCGCAAAATACGCCCTTGTGTGCGAACCGCTACCATCTGCTGCGCGTAATAGCATCCCTCAACAGACCTCTTAAACGCCTCGCTTGGTGTGGAAGGATATTCCTGCCACATTCTTTCGCGCACACCAGAAAAATCCGCTTCTCGTGTAGCAACGTACCATGCACGTTGCCTTTGACTTAGCTCGCACTCCATTTCAATCTCAATGGCATTGAAATAATCATGGTCTTGTGGCGTTACAGCCACGATTCCGGCATCCAACTCATACTCTGGGCTGTCATCCCACCATGCAAAAAAGTGAAACCGCCAATCGCGCGACGACAGCTTCAAACCTTGCTCTTGCATTTCCATAGCCCGGCGCGTCATATCATAAAATTCGCCCTCGTCACCCTCTGCCGTCGATTCAATTACTGTCACGCCAGTTGTCGGAACCGCCGGGAGTGACCCAGTGACTACTTCCTTTGCCTTATCTGGAGATTTGGCACATATCTTGCCAAACTCAGATATATGCAGCCGGTGTATCGTTCCTGAGCGCATAGATGTAGCCACACGAACAGAGCTATTATTGTGAGCAAACAGCAATTCACTGGCGCTATCTTTCCCAAGCGGGAATGCAAGCCTCAATAGTTCCGGCATATTTTCATAGGCGAACTTCACTTTATCGCGGAATATCACCTCGGCGGCCTCTCGGTCATGCGCCACGATACCGCACCGACTATTCCCAACCCACAAGGCATGGTCCAGCCACGCAATGGCTATCAGTGTCGTGAACCCGCGCTGCCTAGCTTTCAAAATCAAATTTCTGTGGTGCATTCGCTTCAAAAAGCGCATCTGCGCCTTATTTGGGATGAACGGAATCACCAACTCATCATCGGCTTTTTCGCCCTTTATGATGATTTTGTAAATTGCTCCCGAGCATATTCTCCACATCGGATCAGCAAGTTTTTCGCCGTATTCTTCTTTCAGGCGCGTAAATGCGGCATCAGTTTTGCTCATCGTCATCTGTTACTACTGGCAATCCTCGGCCACTGCATGCCTTCAAAAACTCACCAATAGGATTGTCGTCTGGCTTTTTATCATCATCAAGCCCGAGAGACTGGCGCTCCAAAGCAACAAGAGTCTTTAATGTCTCAGCCAGTTTCTTCATTGAGTCTATGCGCGAAGGTGTTGAAATAACCCTGCGATAAAGCTCATTCAGCTTGTCATTGCCCTTGTCATCTGGTTTGGCCAGCATTTCTCCAAGCTGCTCGAATAATTCAGGGTTACTTGTCTCTGCCTCTATTTCAGCCAGCAGACTTATAGACAATGCTCTGTGACGCTTTATATCTGTACGGTGATCAAGCAACGCATTCGCCTGAATCGTGGCATTTGCTTCAATTATCTCTACTTCGTTAAACTTGGTTTCAGTTGAAACCGAAGCTGAAACCATAGCGATTGAAACCATAGCATCGGCTTTGGCTTTTATCTTAGCTTTCAAATCTCTTGGTACTCCGAGCTTCTTGAATCGCTTATTTATAGCTGTGTGTGATAACCCATATTCCTTAGAAATCTGCAAAACAGACTTAATCCCAGCGCGCCAATCCTTCTCGATGGCTTCCCAGTCAATTACCTTCTTTTCATTGCTCATAGCTTTACGTGAGAATGCTGCCCGGCAATATGCGTATACATATACTTGCCGAAGGATTCTGCCTTTGTCAGTTTGTCGTAGTTCTCTTGGGAAACGTCCTTGTAGGTATACGTTCCGCCCGATTTATACTGAATTTGAAGCGTCTTTGACTCTGGATCGTACCCAGCATGAGTTACTTGGCTGGAATTCACGCGGGTCATGGCAATACTTTTATGTTTTGAGGTCATTTGAGTACCAGCGCTATGATTGCAACACAAAGTATCCCGAGCGCACTGGTTGCGCCGGTAATCATCCAGCCACGAGTCATTTTCATGGTTGGCATTTCTGATTCAACAGCTCTGGAACGATGCTCAATATCCTTGTTAATAACCTCTTGTGCTATTCGGTTGCGCTCGATTTCAGCAAAGGCACGCTCAATAGCCACCCTAGTCTCTTCATGCTTCACTTCCAGCCGCGCCAAAGTCGTCAGCGATTCGGCTATGCTCTTCACGGCAACAGCCATGTCTGAGGTAATCTTTTCCAGGTTCGTCAGGCGGAAGACGATCATTTCATTCTCTGGGGGCATCACTTCGCCTCCATGCAAGTATTGTTAAGCTTGCATAGAGAGCGTGCCCAGGTCACTACCACCCTGCATGAGTCCAATGCCGAGTCTATTCGGTAGGAATCTTGTTTAAGTCCGTCTGTAAATCGGTCAAACGCTGCTTGCTCTGGCTCTGGGCGTATCCCGCTTCCGGCAAGTCCATCCAAGCTTCCGCTGGAGGGGTTGGGTACACCAGTACAGGCGGACGGCTTGGGCAGGTGCAGGCGAAAAGTAGAAAACTCATCACGAATACGGTTGTTATCTGCAATGTCTTGCGCATGTTGTTCGGCTCCATCGGTTTTAAGTGTGTCGTTCGCGGCCTGCGCCTTGTCAAAGGCTTTTGCGTATTCCAGTCGCTCAGTCAATGCTTCGTTGTCCCTCTTCTGCCCTTCGGCATGCCGCCCGTACTCATACGCACTGAATAGCACCGCAAATACCATGGCTATAGACACCAGCCAGGCAAGTAATTTTGCCTCGATACTCATTCCTTTGTCTCGGCTTCTGGCTTTTTTGCTTCCACCTTGCCGTCTTTCCTGCCAAACACGCGGTCGGTTACAAAAGCGGCCATGACTAAACCAATCACCCCCTCGGTGACTGTATTTCCGATGGTTTGGTAAATGAGAATAAACATCGCCACAACCCATGTTCCATTAATTCGCATTTTGCTTGATCCAAGGGGCAGAAACATATCCAGCAAGCTGTGTTCGTTCTTGTCTGAGGTCACAGCATGGACAAACCCGATAACCGCCCCAGCGATTACCAGAACTGCCATGACGTTGCCTACGTTTTCCCAAGTAAATAGGTTGAGCCACATATTCACGCTTTTTATGTCATCACTCATGCTTGTTCCATCAAAATAAACTTCGCCCGGCTATAAATAGAAAGCCGGTCACCATAACCATTCGCATCACCCACTTTTTCCGTTTTGCGTCCGATATTGATCACATCACTCACCCCGTCAATATCGCCTCTATCCGCATATTTATTGCAGTTATGCGCGTACCAGAACCATGCAGCTGACTTTGCCGCATTCAGATGTTGCTCAAGCAACTCAGGGTGATTCAAAAAATCCAGCCCCAGCTCTTTGCCACAAGCCAAATGGTTGTCATAGCCAGTAATTTGTATCAGTCCGTGCCCCTTCCACCACTCGCCCGGTTTAAAACCATGATCCGCGGCAATGCGGATTGCCTCGGGCCTGGTATTGCCCAAGCCCGGATGTGTATCGTAGCGTGCCTGCCAAGGGCACTGCACCGGATTCCATATCTCATGCACATACCGCAACCTCCCGGATTCGTGCCCGATTTGCGAAAGGAATGCCGCTATGCGCACAGGCGTATCAATCCCGTATCTTTCCATTGCGGTATTGATCGGCGGCTGCCAGACCGTCACGCTCGCCTCTGAGCGCTCCAAAATTCGTGCCAGCTGTGATGTAGTAATATTCATGGATTCACCATAAAAAAAGCCCGCTATAGGCGGGCAAACTCTGTTCAGGGGGAACCTTGCTCTACGACAAATTACCCTTTCGGGAAGAAAAACCGCAGAGTAGATAAAACTTCTACCTAATCGTTCCAAAAAAAACAAGCTCTTTTATCTAATATCACGAAAGACAGAGTGCTGGTCGCAACTTCCAACTCCAAACTCTTGCCGCCATAGTCTATGCTTTCGCAAAGATGTGATACTTATGGGCTTGGTACGCATGGGCTTACATGCTTACTCTATTGTGAAACATAACCCTACGTTCGAGCGGACTGCTGAGAAGCGCAGCCCCTCAACTCCACGTTAGGCACCCATGTTTTGCAGTTTGATGGAACTCCTGAATTATCGGAATATTTAACAATGATTCCTTTTTCGATCCTGTATATTTTAGGCATAGCAGGAATAACCCCATCCCAACGACACTCACCTGATTGTCGAGGATGTTCTTTTCCAACAGGATCGTGCCATAGAGGTTCATACTTACAATTTAAACAGTTATTCATTTCCCATCCTTTCGTTGCCTAACTTTCCGTTCGAACGGGACGCTGGTAAAGCGTCGCGCCCCTCAACTACACGTTATGCCCCTTCGGGCGGTTTCAGTTTGTGCCGTTTTTTTAACGCCTCTTCGATCAGCAGCGCGGCGGGTTTATCCTGTTCTCGTATCCAATCAACGAGCCAGCGCGGCAGCTTGTACCCCACCGGCACCTTGAGCAATCGTGGGTCAATTGGGGGCCGTCCGGCCCCCTCACGTTTGCCGCCGCTCATGAGTACTGTAAATCCCAGGGGCTATTTGGCGTACCCCACATGGCCTCGGCATTTGCCTTTGCAGCCTCTTTTGTTTTCTCGCGTGGCCCAGTGTCTTCCTCGCTATCGGTAACAATAAAAAACCGCTCTTCGCCATCGTCGTTTAATTCGCTTGCTATGCTCAAAAATACACGCTCACCATCTGGGTCATTGTTGAGGATGCTGGCAAAGTCTTTTTCAATGATGTTCATTTTGTTTCTCCTGTAGCCGGTTCGCGCCAATCGCTAACCATGAATACAGTCTAGCCTTATATCTAATAATAGTCAAGCTTTTTATCAAATTATTTTCGAGGCTAAAAACGTGGCATAACCCGTCAATCCAGCGGGACGGCTTTCAGCCGCCCCTGATTTCTGCGTTATGTTTCACAATAATGTAAATTGCCGTTCGATCCATTCTGTACGGCCATGCCATCAATCTGGTATTTTTCTCTGTCAGGAGATGTTTTACCTCATCCCATGATGAAGTTACAATTCGCTCTACTGATTGTGTAACTGATTTCTGCTTCATGCTGAAATCACCATTGCAATCAATCCAGCCTTATCCAATATCCTATACACCTCATCCTCTGCACGCCTACCGACTACATCCAGCATGTCAGAGACTATTGTTTTATAGACTTGGCATTGTTCATTGCGGCACCTAAAGTCCGTTCGGACTGAAGTCATACTGACTTTTCCACCAAAATAGATACTGATCAGCTTTGATACTCCACGACTACTGTGTACTCCGGTCGGCATTGCAGCCATCGCACAGCGCACTAATGTTTCTCGTATCTTATCAGCCTCTTCACCGCCAGTAAGCTCTCTGCCATACTGGGCCTTTAGATATGCCAGCCCATTGACATCTACCACCCGCTCCACCATGGCCATAATCATCGCAGCCTGGGCGTGCCGGTCATGTGGGGTCATATCACCGTTGCCACCAGATCCGCGCATATTATTGATACTGGACATTTTGACTATTGGGGTTCCCAGAGTACGAAACGTAAACTGTAAAGCATGCCTGGCACTCTTAAACATTTTCACGCCCCTTCAAAACATAACGATTACACCGTACCCCGTGCTTTTTGTCCTTCCTGCAGAGCATCGCTACCTCACCGAACATGCGCTCTGTTATCTCATTGGCGCAGCCCTTACAACTGGTGGCCTCGGCACGGATAGCTGCTTCCATGGGGTCTCGATATTTCCAGCTTTCAAGCGTCATCTGTCCAGCCTCTCCACAATCACACCCACGTCAACCGTTACCATGCCACCCGATACTGGCGGGCCTATGTCCAAATGTAGCCGGAAACGGTTATCATTTACGCCCAGCCCATCGGCCACGCCATCCAGCAGGGCCTTGCAGCTACTGAGCATCCCATCCTGGTCACGGTGCCGCTTATCCGGCGGGAAAAATACAATGCTCAGGTCAATTTTGCCCTCGCCAGTCACTTTTTCGCCAGATGCTTTAGTCAGCCACGCCGCCGCCGTGCGCGTGGACTTAGTGATGCGCGCCTTTACGGCCCAATGGGTGCGTCTGTTAGGATTTAGTGCCGTCGCAGGCCATGGCAGGGTTATCATTTCGTATTCATATAAAAAGGCTGATTTTTAATTTTAGAAAAAGCAATATTCCTTCGTATCATTCGCGCGAAACCAGGCTCCGTAGTCACTTTTTTATGTATCCACCGGGCAAATAATTCACGGCCCAATTGTTCTAATTTATTTCTGTCGCTCATGGCTTCCACCCATCTCTCATTCGTACATTCTGCATGGCGCCCAGCTTGTACTTGTCGCATTTCCGCTCAATTATCGTGTCAATCAGTACCCGCTTGGATTCGGGCTGCTTCCAGCAAAGGCCGGTTCCGCCCTTCTTTTTGTCCATGACAATGAACTCACAGGATATGCACTTGCTCATGCCAGCAACCTCTGAACCGTCACCGTCAGCGCGGTCAATTCGTCCATCCGGTACACATCCCATATTGCCTTGCGTCCGTGGATGCCGTTATGCGGGTCTTGATGACAACTTTGGCACAGGGCAACGCAGGTATAGGGATTATCCTGCCGGATATGGTGTGCCGCGCTGGGGCCGGGCTGGTTGCATACGCTGCAAGGCAATTCCTTTACCCGCTGGATATGCAATTTCTCTTTGACGGAGTAGGTTTGGTTCATGCAGTCACCCTGCCTTTCTGCATCCTAAAGCGGTTCAAGAGTCTATCCCGCACCAGCTTTGTCATATAGCGATGCTTCCAGCCGATTAGAAACTGTCCGTTTTTGATATAGCCGTATAGTCGGTAGCGGGATTTCATGCGAACATCCTTTGCTGTGCTGTTGCCCGCTCTATGCGACTACATGCATTATCAAAATAATCCTTGTTAATTTCGCAAGCGCTTAATTCAAACCCCATATCATTACAGGCAATCGCATTGCTTCCGCTGCCTAGGTGCGTGTCCAATATCTTTTGTCCAGGCTTTGCATACTTATTCAATAACCACTCATACAATTTTATTGGCTTTTGTGTTGGATGGATCTTAGTTTCAGAATTTGCACTGCCAGTATTTGAGTAAGAGAACAATGCTGCAGGTTTGTCAAATGAAGTCCATGCCATTTCCCACTGCGAGAAGTTTTCCCATGGCTGGCACTTATCCCAACAAACCACGCACCGTGTCGGAGGAAGGTCAAAATAATTTCCACCAAAAATAATTTGGTTTTTTGATACCCTGAATAATTCATCAAAATATTCAGGGCTCGGCACGGCATCATCCCAGCCGATGCTGGAGGTATTGAGCATTCTGTCTTTCAACTTACCCCCCCCTGAATTAAGACGGCCTTTTTTAATTTTCACAGCTGTGCTATCGCCGCGCACCCAGCCATCAGCGCGATTTTTGTTTTGCCCCATGCTTATGTTTGGCGCATTGATTCCATACGGCGGGTCGACAATTGCCAGATCAAATATCTTGTCAGGCAGACCGCGCATGTATTCTATGCAGTCCATGTTGTGCAGAGTTGCATTGCCAATCGTAATCATGCAAAATTAATCACCCGTTCCACAACCGCATCTAGTTCAGCACGTCCTTTATAGGTCGTACAAACCTCTCTTAGCAGCACATCAATCACCGCCGAGTACAGCCCTTCAAACTCCGCATCGTCCATCTTGGCAAAACTGATTGACTGCGCCCTGATCACCATCCGGCCTTTCAGGTCGAATGTCTGCTCGTAGAATCCGGCCAAAATGGTGACGTCCTCGCGGAACTGCTCTCGGTTCTTTTCCATCGCCCGGCCCTTGTAGCTTTTGCGCACGCGGTTTGGCTCCCAAGCCTCGAAACCTACATCGAGCAAACCAAAGAATTTTTTATGAAATTTATAATTTCTCGGAATAGACATTTCTGCTTGGGCAATTTCACCTGGCTCTAAATTTATTAACCGGCGCCAAAATCCATTCCAAGATTTTTTATCCGAATCAAGAAAACCATTAAAGCATCCAAATAAAAACCCCCTAACCAACGCTAATTCCCCATCTGCTGGGAGTGCGACACCAGTCCTAACAATATTCATTTTGCTCATATCAAAAATCCTTATTATCATTACGCCACTTAGATAAATAAGAACTAACTTGCGCTCTATTTGCAGCCCGCCAATTTGTTTGTCTTACTCACGCTTCCCAACCTTGTGCCACCGTGGCAAATGCGGCCTTTTGTTTATCAAGCACACTCTTAAACGCCTTCGCCGCAAAGGTCATATCGCAGACTTCCTGTGTCAGCCGATCAATCTCAGGCTGTCTCGCTTGCCACATTTCGTAAGCCATTTGCGTTACATGGTCGTGGTAAGTTGTCCCATTCAACGAAAGCGCCATGTTCATTCCGTATTTTTTTGCCAGTGACTCAAAGTCGGCATTCATGCTTTTCCCCTAAAACTTACCCAATCAAACGACACGTACTGCCCCCCATCCTCTTTGAGCCGGTCATAAACGCGCTCACCCAGAAATATTTCAATTTCAGCCGTTGTCAGATTGGAAAGCAGGATGGTCGGCTTGCGTTTTTCGTAGCGCTCATTGAGTAAATCAAACATGAAATTTTTTTCAAATTCCGATCCGAATTGCACACCAATTTCATCAATAATCAGTAGGTCTGGGTACACCAGCAGGTTTATTACATCGCTTTCAGACTCAAGCGAATCTTTGCGCCACGAATCTTTTAACCGGCGAATCATGCGCTGAACAGTGGTAAATGCAGCCGCCTTGCCTATCGTCATCACATGCAGCGCCACACCAATAGCAAGGTGTGTCTTGCCTGTGCCAGGAAAGCCGCAAAGGATCGCGCTGCGCCCAGTCTCGCTCACTCGGCTGAACTGCTCCGCGTACTCAGTCATGAACACAAGCGCCCGCTTCTGCCCTGCATTGGTCGCCTTGTAGCTTGCCAACGTGCGGTTTCTGAACCGTTCAGGTATCCCAGCTTCGCCCATCCTGCGCACCCAAGAAGCATGCCGCTCCTGCGCATCCTTTTCGGCCTGCTCGCGCTCGGCAATTGCCTTTTGTTCGCTGTTGCAGGCCGGGCAACCAGACCAAACCTTGCCAAAAATATTCCGGCTTTCAAACGCGCCGTGCTTGTCGCAAGTGTCGTTTTTTGGTTCACTGATCAGCTTGCCGAATACGGTTGTCTGGATGTCGTTCATAGCGGATTTACCCCCGTGCCGTAGTCTTTCGTTGCGAAATTGTCAGGTGCCGGTCTGCCCCTTGCCGGTAGCGGCGAGGCCGCTCGAAGCTTGTCGTGCTGGGCGGATTTCAGCAGCGCCTTGTCCCACTCAGCCTGCGTTCGCTGAGTAATCGGCTGGGTCAGCCAGTGGGCAATAAATTCCCCCAGCTTCCCGTCTGGCACGGCAACCATTGCCATTTTTGCCAACGTGGCGAATTCCTCGGATGGCTTCCAGCCGATGTGCATGGAAAATTTTTGCGAGGTGCTCGCGTGCGTGACTGGCTGGTTGGTATTTATACTGGTGTCTGGGTCTGGTGTCTGGGTAGCCGTTGCAGGCGTTGCAGGTGCCGTTGCAGGTAACGGCTTGCATGGTGCACCTTGAATGCGTTTCACAATTTCACGTAATTCGTTAATACCTATATTCCATGCTGCATGATCTCCTGAATCTGTGAGTATTTTGAACAAATCTGCACGCTCATCCCTGTGCCTTCTGAGACGGTTGCTTTCATTTGCCTTCTTGGCTTCTCGTTCAGGCTCTCCTGACTTATAAGCAAAAATTTCTTCTGTTATTCTATTTTTATTCCATACACCATTTTCCAATTTAAAGAATTCTTGCAGGACTGAATCAACAGCAGCCCTTTCTTCCTTTGTTCTGGCAAGCGCGACCTTGTAAATTTTGTCTTGTGGAATACCTTCTTCCTTGGCGTAACATCGATCTATAAGTAAGTTATAAGCCCCATGTTCAAGCATGGATAACCCGAGGGTATCCTTGGCATAATCTCCAAGGTGGCGCTCGTAATAGTTCAATGCCGTCTCCCCATCGGATAAACCTTCGCCGGAGTCTTCCCGGTATTCCGCTTGACTCGCCGTGCCAATGCCTGACTCGTCAATCTGCTCGCCGCTTCATCCTCGGTAATACCCTCGGCCTCTGCAATCGAGCGCACCAAATCCAGTTCTGGATCAGTCAGCATGACCGTTTGGCCCACATTAGGCACTGTTGAGGGCACTCTTAATGCCCTACCGTGGCTGTTTGGTGGACTTCACTTCCATTGCCGATGCTGGGAAAATTCATTCCAGCACCAAGAACAATGCGCGCCTGCTCCAGCAACATTTCGCGCAACAAACTGGCTTTTTGTTCGCCGGTATAACCAACCAGCGCATTGATCAGCGCTTCTTCCTGGTCATTGAGGCGAATCTTGACTACGTTGGCTCTTATTTTTGAAGGATCGGAATACATGAGTTACCTCGCTACAAACTACGGAATAAAAAAGCACGGACTGATGCCCGTGCAAAAGCCACGCCAGGGGGAGGAACGTGGGGTAAATTGGTATTCATGCGGCCTCGGCCATGAAGCGCTTCTGAACGTAGGACAAACCTTTTCCAGTGACCAGCGTGCGAGTATAGGTATGGCTTTCCCCGCGCTGGTCGGTGTATTGGCGCTGGGTGACACGGAAGTAGCCTCGGTCAATGAACTCCTGATACGGCTGGTTATTGGGCATCAGCAAGCCTTCACGTCTCAGCCAGCCAAACATCCTGTTCTGACCAGTGCCGAGTACCTTGGCGACCTCTTGGATGGTCTGCCCGTTGACGGCTTCGCATACCTTGTCGTGGAATTCAACCTTGGGTGCATCGGCTTCAATTTTCTTTTCCAGCAATATGTTTTTGTCTGCAAGGTCAGCGGCAAGGCGCAGGGCTTCGGGAAGAGTTTTGGGGATAAGAAAGTGGACTTCGGCAGTCTTGAGTTGCTTTTCGCAAGCGATGAAGTATTTACGTACCTCTTCGCCTTTGTCTGTTTTTGCCATCATTGCCAAGCGCTTTGCAAAATCCAAGGTAAGCACGTAATCAGTAGTTTGGTTACCGTTCTTCTCGATGAAGAACCCCTGCCAATCTTCTCCCTCAACAGCAAACTGACTATTCTCAATATTTGCCTGAGACCAGCGAGACCAGTTGACAATGTTCAAGCCGAGCGATTCATAAAATATTCGCGCTTCAACGGTTTGCACAAATTCGCCGTTAAATTCAGATTGATTAATTTTTATGAGTTCGTTCATGGTCTCTCCTTGTTAAGCGGCTTCCTGTTTGGCGCAGCGTTCACGGTGCAAATTAAGAATTGCCTCCCCAAGATCATAATTTGGGCATTTACGATCACCCCTATAAATTCCAGAAATGTAGCCCTGACCTGTATTGCAGGCATCTGCAATCTGTGTCTGAGTCAGTCCGGAATTTAAAAGGTCTTGAATTATTTTTGTCCAGTTCATATGCGAATTATCGCGAACGCGCTATGAATTGTCAAGCGCCATCGCGATATTATTATTAATCACAATAGCGATATGAAAACACTTGCAGAAAGATTAAAGATCAGTCGCGAAGAATCCGGATTAACGCAAACCGAATTAGCAGGCAAGGCTAAATTAAAAAACCAATCCATTATTGGCAGCTTAGAGACTGGACATCGCAAAAATTCTTCACATATTCCAGCAATTGCAAGAGCGCTTGGAGTTGAAGCCTTGTGGCTTGCCGAAGGGAAAGGTAAAAAAGAACCTATGTCAGAAGTGAATCCAAGAATCGCACTTTTAAATAAATTACTGGAAGATCATCCTGAAGTTGCAGATTACGTGGTGACTGAAGCAATAAAAAACGTCGATTCGATTGTTAAATTGCTCAAAAAAACCGAAGGCACAAATGGCACCAAATAACGTGATATATTTGCAAATACAATTGCGATTTGATTTTTAAATTCAATATATGAAAAACAAAGATTTAATACCTAAAGGCGCAATTCGTGCTGCTGACTTGCTCGGCTCTTCAGAGTCAGAAAAAGATAACCTAGTCTCCGTTCTACCTGAGATACCAGTACCGGCAACCAATTCATTATTAGCAATCGCACGTAGCATCTTGCTGGCTGCGACATTCATTTTGATATGGGCTTTAATTTTTAGTAAAAGTATATATAACAGCGATATCTATCAGCGTAATTTTAATACACAACAGTGGGAACAAAAGCAAAGTGAAAGTCAGCGTAAAAGCGTGATATTCACTACCGAATTTAATTCTATCCAACTGCGCAAATGCCTTATGGAATCACGACATAAAGAAGAAATGCTTCCGCTGGAAGTTGAATTATTACGCCTTTTTAGACTATCGGAATCAGAAGCAATGGACAGAGCAAAAGACGAGTTAAGCGTCCCAGGATTATGCGAAACAATATATAAGTAAAATATTAATCAGGTAACTTGATGAAACAACTTAACATCGACAACATTAATGGCGAACTCACTGCCCATGAGGCAGAAATTACACTCTTGCGCATACTAGTTCTTGCGCTCATTGATGAGTCCTCCAGTAGACCGAGAGTGTTAGCCAACCTCCTAAACAAAGCTGAAAACTATTGCAATTCCGCACCACGCGGAGCAGACGTAGAATACCTCGTTGAGGTTCGGGCCCGAATTCAATTTTACGCTGGATTACTCGCGAAGAATTAAGCTTCCAATGCAGTTCAGCGTCTGATATTTGATTTTTATTCATCTTCCACCTCTTTAATTAAACCCGCCCCGTGCGGGTATTTTTTCGCCCTCGGGTTGCATTATAACAAAAATTATCGCGAAAGCGCTTGACATCAATTAGCGCTTTCGCGATAATTGCATCCAGTCGCAACAAACCACCGAAGCGATGAAATAAACAGTAAAGCGCGAATGTTGAGTATGAACAGACGGGGCGCGAGTACCGAGAGATAGGGCGGAACTGTTAAACCCGGAAGTAGTGAGTAACACAGCGCAACCGCGCAGGCATTGAGCAGCAAGGAATTGTACGGATTCAAATGTAATAAGAATGTGGCGAGGTAGAGCAATTGGCAGCTCGTCTGGCTCATAACCAGAAGGTTGCAGGTTCAAATCCTGCCCTCGCAACCAAATTATAGGAGCGGTCATGAAAACACAAAACTGGAATTTAGGTGAAGTGGTAAAGGTTGGATTTTTATCGCTGATTGTTCTTGAGCGTGAAAAGAATGTAGACCGATACAAGCCAAATGCGTATCTGTTGCGCAATATTGCGGGTGATAAATTCTACGAGTTTGTTCCGCACAACGGGTTATCGAGACTGGCGAATGAAGCGGAATTTAATCACGCTTGAGTAACAAGTTTTGCGCGACAAGGCCCGACCCGTGGAGTCGATTAAGCGCAAACGAAGCCTGAACCCAAGAGCAAGGGAACGATACAGGCAGACATGGTGTTCTGAATATCCATCCCGCGCCGGGTTAAAGCGCATCAAATAACTCAAGGAGATATGTGATGTTTTCAACCTTTCACGAATCACAGATGTTCGCACTCAAGCAAAAGGATATGCACGCAGAGGGCCGTGCACTGCGTATCGACAACATGGCGGATGATCTTTACAAGGCCAAGCTTCAGGACTTGCCAAACGGACGTGCGGGCGGCAGTGAGTTTCAGCGCGGTGCTGGGTATAACACACGGGACGTGCTGGATAATTTAGCGCAGTCTGATCTTGTTGCAGTTGGCCGTGCAATCCGCGACAACGATGCAACCGAAGTCGGCACCCTGATTATCAAACTTGTCACTGCAAGCCTGAGAAAACAAGCCCAGGACGAAGCCGAAGAATACGAGGATGAGCAATCATGAAATTCATACACGAATTCCAGTGGGATGCGCTGGCGCTGCTGGCTGCATCATGTTACGCCATCATATCGCTGATCCTCGTAATTGTTGGACGGGTGCAATCATGATCGGGTGCCATGCCAAACGCATAGACGAAGAACAGCGCATCGAAGAAATGGAGCGCAGGACAAGGCCGCTGATTATTGTCCTTGTCATTGCCCTTGCTGCAATCCTGATTGATGGTTTGATAGATGTCCACGCGGCCAAGAAATATGCTAGTCAGATTCAAGCGGCCAGCGCATTCGCCGCCTGCCTGAACGGGTATCAGATTGAAATTGGCAGTGCCTACATTGCCTGCAACATCAAGGAAATAAAACTTGTGGAAGGCATGAAATGACAATTGATGACTTAATAGGCCGGATATGGTCGGCAGCAAAAGAAAAAGTGAGCGCAGTAGTCAAGTGTATTGCCTGCCTTCCCATCTTGATCAGCCGGTACAAACAATTGCGCCGGCAGAGTTTCACCCGCAAGGCCGCATGGTTCTGCGCACGGAATACTAAATTTTAAGGAGAAGGACAATGAACGACAGAACAGCATTAAGCCCAATAGCATCGTTCGGCGGATTTATGGATAAGGTGAAGCCTCAGCTTGCGCTTGCGTTACCGAAGCACCTCACCGCTGACCGCATGGCGCGTTTGGCAATGACCGCATTCAGCACCAGCCCGAAGCTGCAAGAGTGCGACCCGATGACCATAGCGGCATCAATCATGACCGCTGGACAGCTTGGACTTGAGCCGGGCGTAAACGGCGCAGGTTATCTAATCCCCTACGGCAAGACATGCACCTTTGTTCCTGGATGGAAGGGACTGGTTGACCTGGTATCGCGCAGCGGTCGCGGTACGGTATTCACCGGCGTGATATTCAAAGACCAGCTGTACACATTCACTGATGGTGCGCGCCGTGACTTGATTATCCATAACGAAACAGACCTTGATGCACCGGAAGACATTACCCATGCCTATGCAATCGGCTGGGTGAAAGATTCCTCCATGCCAGTCATCGAGTTGTGGACTGTTGGCAAAATAAAGAAGCACCGCGACAAATATAACAAGGTCGGCAAGATGCACTACAGCCACCGCGACTGGGAAATGTACTGTCGCAAGGTGCCCTTGTTGCAGGTTCTGAAATACATGCCCTGCTCTGTCGAAATGAGCAATGCCATTGCAATTAGTCATGCCTCAGAAGCTGGCCGTGGCGCGACCATTGAAAACGGGATTGTGGTCGATGTTGGCAACCAGTTTGGGAATAACGCTGAATTGGTTGATCAAGATACCGGCGAAATTACCATGATGGAGCAAGCCGACTTCGACAAGAAGGCCGCAGGCTGGCGCAAGGTCATCATCGAGAAAAAGCAGACCGTCTCTGACCTGATAACAATGATCGAAAGCAAGGGTGCGAAGCTTACAGAAAGCCAGAAATTGACACTTGATTCGTATAGCCACGAAGAAAAATAAGGGGGTAATCATGCAAAAACATAATTTACAGCAGGGCTCAGCAGCTTGGCACAACCACCGAAGCAATCACTTCAATGCCAGCGATGCGCCGGCCATGCTTGGAGTATCACAGTACAAAACACGCAGCCAGCTATTGCAGGAAATGGCGACCGGCATTAGCCAGGAATTCGATGCGGCCACAGAGCGCCGCTTTGCTGACGGCCACCGCTTCGAGGCGCTTGCACGCCCATTGGCTGAAAAGATCATCGGTGAAGAGTTGTATCCAGTCACCGCATCTGAAGGAAAGTTAAGTGCATCGTTTGACGGCCTGACCATGGATGAATCAATCTGTTTTGAGCATAAGTCGCTCAATGACACGTTGCGTGCAGCCTTTGCTGCCGGACAGATACCAGAGCAATACTGCGCGCAAATGGAACAGCAGATTATGATTTCAGGCGCGACTAAGTGCCTGTTCATGGCCTCAAAATTTGACGCGAACGATGAACTGGTTGAAGAAATTCACATCTGGTATGAATCTGATCAGGCCATGCGTGACCGTATCGTGCATGGTTGGGTGCAGTTCTCAAAGGACTTGGAAAACTACACGCCGCCAGAAGTGACAGAAAAGCCAGTGGCTGATGCAATCATGGGTCTGCCTGCTGTATCTATTCAAGCAACAGGCATGATTACCGCCAGCAACCTGCCAGAATTCAAGAAGGCCGCTGAAACTTTCATTGCCAACATCAAAACCGAGCTGGTAACGGACGAAGATTTTTCCAATGCAGAAGCCAATGTGAAGTTTTGCAAGACCGCCGAGGATGATCTGGAAGGCACCAAAAAAGCCATCCTTGCGCAAACAACCACCATTGACGAGGCAATCAAGACAATCGACTACATCAAAGCGCAGCTTGCTACAAAGCGGCTGATGCTGGATAAGCTGGTGAAGTCTGAAAAAGAATCGAGGAAGCTGGCTATTATCAGCAAGGCAGGAATTGATTTTAGCGCTCACGTTGAAAGTCTTGAATCAGAAACTCGCCCTATCCAATTGAATATTACTCGCCCTGACTTTGCCGGAGCAATTAAGGGACTAAAGAAACTCAGCGCTATGCAAGAGGCTATAGATACCGTGCTGCGTGACGGAAAATTTGCCGCTGATAACATGGCAAAAGACATCCGTGCAAAGCTGGCATGGTGCAAAGATAACGCCGCTGGCATGTCGTTCCTGTTCCCTGATCTTCAGCAGATAATCATCAAGCCGCTGGACGATTTTACCCTGCTGATCGCCTCTCGCATTGACAAGCACAAGGCAGATGAAGCTACGCGACTTGAAGCAGAGCGCGCGCGCATCCAGGCTGAAGAAGAGGCAAAAGCAATTGCTAAAGTACAGGCTGCAGCTGAACAGCAAGCACGAGCAACGGCACTGGCTGAAGCAGCTGTAATTGCAGAGCAAAAACGCAAGGATGAAGCAGCCACGCATGTGACGCAATCTGAACCTGTGACGCCACAACTTGAGCCACTTCCAGGAATGCCGCGCCCGACCCGCATCCAGATGATCGAGGCCGTGGCAAAGGAATTCAACATGACCTACTCGGCAGCAGAGCAGTGCATGCGCGAGGTATTTGCGGAGTCCCTCTTGACCGCCGGGTTGGGCGGATTTTACAACGGAGATTGACAATGAGCACGATTGATAAAGTATTACAAGCGCTCGATAAAAATGAGCAAGAAACATACATAAGTTACCTGCGCGAAATTGTTAAAGACGGCCCCGGCATAGGAGGATATGGACAGTATCTCGGCTCTATAGTGCCGATGATTTTTGCAACAGAAGCGGAAAAGGCCGAGGCGCTTCGACAGATGAGTGAGCAAGCGCTCTAACGTGTAGTTAGGCATTTTAACTGGAGGGAATATGGAACAGCAAGAAATGATACGGATTGCAAAAAGAGCCATTGATAAGCGATGGGATTTTGAAACATTGAAATATGGAGATGATCTTTACGGCAAGGAAAAGTTTGCAGACGAGGTATGGTCATTTGTTGAAGAATGCGACGAGATAGGAAGAGTTGCTTTTTATGTAAAATACCCAAATGCCTAACGTTCAAATTGAGGGGCAGCCCGCTTCTGGGCTGTCCCGCTCCAATGCAGGGTTGTGCGTCTAACTTTGCAATGTAACGCCTGAACTCAAGCAGGATAAGTCTTGTGGACAGAGAGGCCTGGAACCGGATTAACGGTACGTGAATGAGCGACTCGAACTGGCGTGTGTCGCAAGGAACCTCAATACAGAGCGCAGGAGGGAACGACCCCCCCCCGGTTCGCAGAACTTGCGAAAGATACGGGGTCACTAATTTTTAGTATGACGCACAACGTAAAATTAAGGGGCGCGCTTTAGCGCGTCCCGCTTGAATGCTGGGTTCGACCCCTACTTTAATCGGAGATAGAAAGAATGAGAACAACTACATTCGCACCTGCTTACGTTGCGCTATACCCAGCACTATCGGAATTGGCACATTGTAGAGGATATGCGCTTTGTGTGCATGGAAGCATAATAAGCGATTTTGACTTGATCGCTATCCCGTGGACAGTAGAAGCTGAACAACCGGAAGCGCTAGTTAATGCTCTCGCGGAAAGATTAAA